GGGTCAAATGACCTCTCAAAACCTCCTTTAGTTAAAAGGATTGACAATGCCTGTTATGGCGAACATCACCGTCAAAAAGAATGACGGTACGACCGACATCGTGTACGACGCCATCAGCGGCTCCGGCGGGGACTCCTCGCCGGCCGTCTGGCGCCAAGACACGGGTGCGGTTGCGGGGCTCCCCGTGGGACTCCGCCCGGTCTTCGTCTTGCAGACGAAGTGGAACGGTCCGAAGACCGCGCGGCAGGTGATTTACAAGATCACCCGGCCGTACGCGACCCAGGACTCGACCACGACGCTCTACTCGTCGAAGGATTCGACTGTGTTCAGCGGCACCATGACCGTCCCGCAAGGCATCCCGTCGTCTGAAATCAACGAGGCTGTCGCCCAGGCTTTCAACCTGGTGGCAGCCTCGCTGACGAAGTCGGCGGCCCAAGCGGGCTACGCTCCCCGAGGCTAGTCACCCCAAGGAGCGTTTAAATGGTCATTAAGGCGCTAAACCTCAGTTTGCGTCTCCTGCTTCCTGTTATGGAGCAGATCGGCACAGCGCGTAGTCTCGCAGTAGCGATACTGTTGAGACATGGCGACTGGAAGGCGATTGTGGAGCTAAAACCTCCCGAGCCTGGTCACTATCTTACTGCGGAAGCCTATTTTCGCGATTGTCAGGCAACCCAACTCTTGCGCAAGCTCGAGATGGATCTTCCTGGCGTTGATCGCGTAACGCCAACCATTGCGAAATGGTTAGCAGGCGAGAAGCAGTGCTACCAGACTAATGAAAGGTTATCTGGGTTCGAAAAGTCAGTGTACCTCACAGCTGACTCGGACCTAGCGGTATATGCCTTTATCGGGCAGTGCCGGAAAATTATCCTTTCATGGATTGGTGCCGCGCCCCCCTCCCTGGATACTCTGAAGGGGAGATTTGGGCCGAAGTCGACTTACGCCGATATTGGGAAACTGATCACAGTCCCGGATAAGATGACTAGTAACCCGACTCTAACCTCCTCGGTTGGGTTCCATCTCCTTAATTGGGTTGGAACCTTGTGGGCGACATCTGTCGCCTCACGAGGTGGAGAGCTTTCCTTTGTCCGTGGGAACCGTTTTGCAACGGTGCCTAAGACTGCTCTAATAGATCGTTCGATTGCGGTTGAACCGTCAATCAATGTCTATTATCAGCTGGGCTACGGTCAATCTCTAAGGAAGCGCCTGAGAAGCGCGACCGGTTGGGATCTGGGAAGAGCACAGGATATCCATCGCCAGGTGGCGAAGGAGAACTCTGTGTTGAGAGAGTTTGCTACTCTCGACCTCTCTAATGCAAGCGATACCGTTAGCACGCAGTTGGTTAGGCTGCTGCTACCGTCGCGCTGGTTTCGTGCACTAGATAGTGTGCGTAGTAAAATGACCTACATACCCGAAGGGTATGGGGTCACTCCTGGGTGGCGCAAGCTCGAGAAGTTCTCGAGCATGGGTAACGGATTCACGTTTGAGTTGGAGACGATCATCTTCGCTGCCATTGCGACTGCTTATTTGCGGTCGTGTGGTAAGGAGGGTAAGATCGGCTCTGACTTGTTCGTGTACGGGGACGACATCATCCTCCCGGATGATATAGCTCCCGGATTTGAATCCGTGCTGCGCTTCTTCGGTTTCTCCCTTAATAAGGAGAAGAGTTATTGGGGGCCAGTCCCGTTTAGGGAGAGCTGCGGAGCCGATTACCACACCGGCTTTGATGTGCGACCTTATTCGATAAAGGAACCTTATGACGATCCGTGGAAGCTACTTCCAGACATTAATGGCATTCGTCGCTTCGCTGAAAAGCTGGCGGCCTTTGCTGGTCGCCTTGATCTTCGTGCTTGGCATCCTTGGGTGGACAGTTTACCTGACCAACTCAAGAGATGCCGTGGGCCGTCCGATCTCGGCGATGCTGTCATTCACGATTCACCTGACCGGTGGAAAGTGAAATGGAAGTTTGGCATACGCTACATTCAGGCTGTTAAGTGGTCGCCAGAGGCATTGCCCTGGTATCACTGGAAGCCTGACGTGCAGCTAGCTTGTGCTACGTACGGATATGGTGATGGGCGGTTGGGAGTCATCCCACCGTATCCATCTCAGATTCCAAGCGTAGGCTGGGTGCCCTTCAGTTGAAGGGTGGTCCGACCTAATCACTCG